AATCTGAGGCCATTCGGGCCATATATGTCCAGATGCAAATCCATCTCCGAATGTGTAAATTTTTTTCATAGCCAGTTGTTGTTGTTTAAATTCAATTTGTCAATGCCAGTTTGCACAAAAATCATACCACACATGATTCCAAAATCAACATTATCAAAATATTCTGGCACAACTGCCGGTGTTCCTTGGATTACTTGATCACAGATAGGTTGGTATAAACTGACTCGGTCCAAGATGGATTGTTGAGCTGTAATGAAATGATTCCATATGTCCTCTACAGCAGTTGGCGCCAGTCCTGGAATTTTTGATAGCTCGTTGGTAAATGTATTTAACTTGTAAAAATTACCAAAGGATATAGTAATCCCCAAGGGTTGTTTGGGAATCCAGGAAATTTCGTGATTTACCACAGCCTGATACATAAAGAAAAATTCTTCTCTGAGATAATTTTCACTTGTGGGAAAAGTTTTTTGACTTTGGTTAATGAATTTATTCCAGTACGTGCTGGAAGGTTGAATAGCTTTACGATAATAATTATTCAGATATATTTCATAATCACCATCTATCACAATGTTAACAACGGTTCTGTTGCCAAAGCAAGTTGATAAATTACGGTTGTCAAAATTATGTAAACAAATTACTTTATGGTCAGTATCATGTATAGCGTTGTTGAATTCATCTATGTGGGCAGTCTGCGAAGAGTATGTTTTGTTCAACGAGTGATAACTTCCGGTTGAGTGAACTTCAAAATTGTATTCATTGGCCACGATTCTCGACAAGAAATGCGCAAGGCCACCGGGCGGCGCTGCAATGACATATTTCATTTTAAATCAAATCCACTAGGTCTGGAAATGCTGTTTTCCAACTGTTGTTGCGCCTTGCATCCCAGGTAGTGACAAAATCTTGCCATTCATGCAGGGTCAACGGCTGCGGCATATTGTTAACCATTTTGTAGATTGCGTGAGTATCAGGGTATTTTGTCAAAATTAAATTTTTAATACCCGGAGACATTTTGTTTATGTCCCAAATTCCCCAACAAGGATGAAGATTTATTTCCGTTTTATCCCCGCTGGAATTTGTGGCCAAATTTTCTGACACCCAGGTTGCCACACGATCAAAATAATAAGCATTAAGAAAATTAACTGTGAATTCAATTCTAAACATCACATTCCAGATGTCTGGATTATGCTTGATACGCAACAGATTATCACTGACTTTGTGCCAGGGTAGGGGCCAACGTATGTAATCAAACTGTTGTTCTATTCCGTCTATGCTGGCCGCAAAGATTACTGTTTTAAAGTTGCGCCACATTGCCAGGGTTTCATCATTGGGATATATTGACCCATTTGTTGTGTAGTGCAAGGTGACCTGACCAGGATTTGAAACATGTTCTAAAAATCTAAGATGTGTGTCTGTAAATAGTGGTTCACCGCCAAAGAATTTGATATATTTAATTTTGTCTAGAGATACAGTTTTTACAATTTCGTTAATGGATTGATCAATGATTGTTTTATCACTGTAAAATTTTACTGGTTGATTGTTGAGTTTTTGATTTTCCTTGAGCCACAAAGAACTAGAATCTTTGTCGCAAATCACACACGCTGCGTTGCACTCGTTGTCAAGATGTATGTCTACACTAACAGGATCAGAGGATGCTTCGTTGTCAGCAATCCAGTCAATGCCACTTAGTCTAAGACTTGGATGTCCAGCTTGTTCTAACACATGGCAACGGTTACATTCAGGTGTCCAGTCTGTTATTGTATTAAATTTTTCCAGTCTATCCTTTGATAAATCTGGGCTCAGCAATATTCCACTACTCCGATAGAGACAACAAGGTTTAACACGAACTCCATTATTTCCAGTAATTCTAAACGAATAACCATTGGATAGGTATCTACAAAATTGATTTGGCATTATGATTGTTTAATTTGTCCCAGCAACTGTTTTAGTTTGTTGCTTTGAACTTCTGCACTGACCTTGGCAACATCACCGTGCTTGACCATGGGTTTGTCCCAGGCATGAGTTCCTGTGGCTTTTTCCCAAGGTGCGTCGGAGCTTGCAGCAACCTGGCTCTTTGCCTTGATACTATCCATAATTGAACTTTGCGGCTTGTTGTAGCCATTTTCGTCTCCACCTTCATCAGTAATGCGCATTGTTTCAATGTTGTACTCCAAATCAATTTTTTGACCAACGCCGGTCGAGCTTCGAGATTTCATGCACTGTATCTGATACTTGCCACGCTCTTTCATGGAGCGACTGGTAAAGATACCAAACACATTGTCTGCTGTGTTGATTTTACTGATACCACCTGAAATGTGGCTGTGATCAAATTCCATTTCTTCCACTGCTGATCTGTTCAACTGACTTGCTGTTACCAACAAAATGCCCAGTTCTTTGGCCAAGTTGCGCAGCTCTTCCGATACATACTTGTCTTTCACAAACAAGTCGTTGGGGCTGACCTTGGCACTCACAGGCATCACCAAGTCAAGATAATCCACCATCACAAAGTCCACCCGGATACCTGTTTGTATTTGTACTTCTTTCAAGTAAGCACGAATATCATTCACATTGCTCTGTGCTGGCAAGCCCTTCACTCGATACTGGCCAGCTTTCTTTGCCACCATCTTGACCTTGAGTTCTGTGCTGTCAATGTCCTTGCGAATCTCCTTGGTACTCATGTTTGTGAGCATGGCATCAGTTCTCAAGCTAGTAAGTTCTTCACTCAGTTCCAGTGTAATGTACACACCACTCATGCCCTGCTGCAACCAGTTGAGTGCAATGTTCATCATCACAAGACTCTTGCCCGAGCCCGAACCACCTGCAAAAATGTTCAGTTCTCCACGACTGAATCCACCATACAGCAATCGATCCATTTGTGGCCAACCTGTTGACACTTGTCCACCCGAGTTGAAATACTTGTTGATCCTGGCTGCCGGATCTGCAAAGTAATCTGTGCCCATGTCCTTGGTCAGACTGATTTGCACAGCATCCTTGATCAGTTTTTCCACAGGATCATAGTCACCCTTTTCCAGCAGGTCTGCTGCTTTTAGAATAGCACGTTCCAGTTCTTGCCGCCGAGTAAATGCTTCAAACTCAGTCATGAACCAGTCATAGTGCCCTTCATTCAGGTCAGGCACTGCATTCAACTTGATGCCTGTGGCCGCTGCGATCTGTGCTCGGTCTGGCAGAGTCTTGAACTGTTCTGAGTGCTCCTTGATAAACGCTGCTGCGGTTCTTAGATTGCGATCAAAGTTTTCTGGATTGTAAATGTTCTGCACCCGAACGTAGCTGGCAGCATCCTCCAGCATCATTTCTAGGAACAGTTTTTGAACATCAGTGCTGTAGTCTTTTAACAAGTTGTTTCTTTCGTAATTCAATTTTGATTCGGCTGGTTTCTCTAGCTTGCATGATAGTTATCAGTGCGCCTAGTCTACCATATTTCTTCACAGCATCGTTGACATCTTTGCAATCTTCCCAGGCAGGCATGCTTACTGCCCAGCCCAGTTCCACAGCACGATCTATTAACTCTATACCTGCAGAGTCTTGATCGGGCACCACTGTAATTTCTCTACCAAGATTGCGAATCAATCTAGCTTGAGCATCACTTATGGTGTTGTGCATCAAGGCAACACCGCCAATGCTGAGTGCGTCAAATATGCCTTCTGTTACAATCACCTGAGTCCAGTCTGACCGCTGTAGGTCTGTGCCAAACACATACCCGGGCTGCATGTCATTTATGTAGCGCGGATTACGATCATCCAGGAATCTGATAGTATATCCTACTATGCTGTTGTGATGTGTAAATGGTATGATCACTTGTTCACGGGCAGGCCATGCACGTTCGGGACTTGTTTGTGTCATCACAGGATAATCATCTGGCACATATCTTGATTGCACATAGTCGCGGTGCAGTCCTGTGTCACCAACCAGTTCAGCAAATGGCGGCAGGTCTCGTTCTTCAAATTGAATGTCTGCTAGAACATCTGCGGTGCGTTGTCTATCATCTAGTATACCGTGTATGCTCCGGTGCCGCAGGCTTTCAAGATTCAACATTTCTATTTCACGTTCGGGCACACCCATCCAGCTCAAGAGCCTGCGGGCCTTGAAACTTACAGTACGGCCAAGGATAAAGCTAGCGGTGTAGTTGCAGTTGAAGCAGTGATAGCTCCAACCCTGTTCAGATCTTTTGAGGCCACCGCGACTTCTGCGATCCGCGGTGTTGCCATTATGGTCACAGCACACAGCATTAAAGCTGATCCACCCTGATGCACTAGATTTTCTCTTGGCAGGTAGATAATTCACAATGTCCAGCATCTGCTTAGTGTAACAGATTTATGCTACAATCGCAACGATTATCGGTACTGTACGTTCTGAATCAAGCCGTTTGAGAAGATTACGGTTGCTGCTGTTCCACCGTTGGCAAACTGCATGGGCAAATAACCCGAGCCACCGTTGGTCACTGTGACACTGCTGACCACTCCGGTTGCGCCCACATTGGCCAGGGCAGTGGCGCCTGCGCCATCACCAAGAATTTGAACATAGGGTGCAGCCACATAGTACTGCCCAAGATTGGTCAGGCTGATTCCGGTTACCACACCATTGGTCACCTGCACATTGCCAGTGGCCCCGTAGCCAACAGAGTTGTTCAGCGCCAGGCGCAGTAGCGGATGAAATCCCACAATGTTGAAATAATCGCTCACAGTCTGGTCCAGGTACTGGCGGCTTTCACTCACATCTGTCCACACAGCTTCGTAGTTTTCTGCTGCCTGTATCTTGACGGTGCCGGTGTAGTGAACCAGATCAAACTTGACGGTGGTAAAACTTGCACCAGTGGTATCAATGTAGCTGGAATAGAATTCAGTCATCTGTACAGAATTGATCGGCTGAGGATTCAGTGCCCAGTCTGGATATCCTGTGGGTGCTGTGCCCACATACTGATTCTTGCCATAAAGGTCGGGTACTGTGACTGGTTGACTAGGCTGGAATTGGGGCAACACTGAGTCCACAATGTTGCAGTCTGCTCGTGCCTGACTGTTGGCATCCACGTAGGCTGCCTGCACATAGTTGCCAGCTGTGCGTTGGATACTGTAGCTGGCTGGCTGTGCTTGAATATTGATGGTGTCTGAGCTGTTGAGTACTACCTTGACACGGCCCAGAGCCGAGCTCAGAATCTCCATGCTCTTGGTCAGCAGCAGCTCATCTCCTGCTTGATTCACCACTCGAAACACAAAGTCCGAGCCTGCAATATTCACAGGTTTTTGATCCTGATTGATGAATTCAAAGAGCAGCACATTGTCTACTCCCTTGTTGATTGTTAGTTGTTTTGCATACACTGGATCGTACCTCTTGGTGAAATATCCACCGCTGGTGTCTACTAGTAACACGCGGACAATTTGCTGATAAAGATAAACGGTGGTGGAATACATATTC